GAAACTAAATTAGAAAATGAAATTACAAATATGAGTACAATTTTGCAATCAGAAATATCAACTGCATTAGAACTTGTGCAATCAGCTCAAGGTGATGCTAGAGATATTCGTAATGAACTGCGTAAAGATATAAATGAAGTCATGGACTCTATTGCAGGTGTAGATAAAAGAACAAGAACTACAGAACAAGAAATACGAACAAGTCAAAGAAATGCAGAGAATGATGTTCGGACTTTAATACAACACGCAGAAGATAGGTTTGACGGAAAAAGAACTGCTATAGAATCAGATGCTACTAGACGAGCAGAAGCTCTTGATGTAAAGTTAAAGGAACTAGAAGATAGGTTGAGAGATATGCTTACAAAAGCCTTAAATAATCCATTAGCAGGTCAATGATAATACTTGGTGCTAATATAGTAGTCCTAGCTTGTGCTTTACTAGGAGGAATGTTTAATTGGATAATAGAAAGAAAAATAAATTGGAAAAATCTAATGTCAAGTCTTTGGCTTGGTGGGGTTACTTTCTGTTATTGGGATTCTCCTTATGCGTATTTGCTATCTGCTATTTGTGGTTTTTTAGCTTGTAGATATGTTAATCGTTTAATTGATTATGCTTTAGACAAGTGGGTAAAAAAACAAAAAATGAAAAGATGGGGCAAATTTATTCATAAACAATAAAAAAGGGCTAGTGGATTAAACTAACCCTTTCACTTTATAAGTTAATCAGAGTTAAGAAATAGTCAAATGATTCAGCTTGTAATCAGATTACTAGCTACTCCGTCTAGCTAACTATTTCTTTTTAGACACACTCTCAAGCATCTCGGATTTGCTAGACAGAATTCTTTATATAAAAGCATACATAGCAATTATAATTACCATCCATAAACACATTAACATAACTGCGTCAAATAATATTTTAAGCATTTGCATTGCATTGTCCTTCCATATGTTTTTCAAATTTATCTATTTCTTCTTGTTGTTCGTTAATTTTTTGTTGAATGAAATCTGAAACATCTTCTTTATTATAAAACTCATTTTCATGTCTTTCTTTTATCTCTTCTAAGATTTCTTTAAATCTAAAATACTCAATCATTATTTTTTCTCCCCATTGTTACAAAAATAATTTATCATTTGTTTAGTAGTAGCTTCTAATTCTTTTCTCAAAAATTCAATTTCTTTTTTTTGATTTTCAATTATAGCTTTTTGTTTTCCAACTTCTTCATAGATGCTATAATCATTTTTAACTTTAATGTTTGTCATTATGCTTCCTTCCTTAGCATTTTTATTGCTAGTTTTTTTCCTGCTTCAAACATTTTATCTGCTCCGTCATTTGTTTTGAATCCATACTCTTTAGCAAAATCCATACTAGATGAGCAATAAAATACTGAGTCTGAATTATACTCAATAAGAATGTTTGCAACTTCTTTAATTGATTTAGCAGTAACCCAATCTTCTCTGTTAATTTGAAATTCAAGAGTTCTATTTTCTCCTGCTGATAAGTAAGTTATTTCTTTATTTAATTTAGTCATTTAATCCTCCGTTGGTTAATTATTAACTTATGTATATAAATATATCCTATTGGAAATATTTGTCAACTAATATATACACTTTTTTTTATTTTTTTTTAAGAATCGCAGAAATCTGCCATTTTTTAAACAATATTTCTTGGTCAAATTTTGTAAAAAAATATCTTTCCCCATTTTGTATCTTATGCTATATATAAATTTCAACTTAAAATTAGGAGGATAGAATGAGTTTAGAAGCAATTACTTTTTCAATGAAAATCAAAGAAATAAATTCAACAGATAAATTATTATTAATCGCCTTATCAAATTATGCTAATGCAGATTTTATCGCTTGGGCAAGTGAAAATCATTTAGCAGATATTTGCAACTGTTCTACACGAACTATTCGCAGAAGTTTAAAAGTTTTGCAAGAACAGAATTTATTAAAAGTAAAACCAAGATTTGATGCAGGCAGACAAATACGAAATGATTATGAAATATTAGTGGGGAGGACATCAATGTCCACCACCCCCCAGACAGTAGTGTCCACCCTTAATACTAAAAGAAAGAAACTATATACTGAAGAGTTTGGACAATTCTGGTCAATCTATCCTAGAAAAGTAAATAAATATAGTGCAGGAGAAAAATGGGAACGAATGTGTAAAGAATATCCTCCAGAGAAAATATTAAAAGCTACAGAAATTTTTAAAAATAAAATGAATGGAACAGAAGAAAAATATATTCCCCACCCTTCTACTTATTTAAACAAAAGAATGTTTCTTGATATTGATATGGTTACAGAACTTCGTAAAGATGCGATTGCAGGATAATGAGTGTATATTCTGAATTATCAAATAAACATATTTCCTTACCTAGTTTTGCAACAGGTAATGGAAGTTATAAAGTTAAGTGTCCACAATGCTCACATACTAGAAGTAAAAAGAATGACCCATGTTTATCTGTAACTTTAAAAGATGATGGAGCTGTATGGAATTGTCATCATTGTAATTGGTCTGGAAGTACAAGTGGAAATATTAATGCTTATTCTCATACATATGTTAGAAGTTATACTAAACCACAGAAAGTTACAGTACCTATGACAATAAATCATTTTAAAGATTTTTGGAGTAAAAGAAAGATAAGTGAAAAAACTGTTTCTTATTTTGATATTAGAGAAATAGAAAAATATTTTTCAAATGGAAAAGAAACTTGTCTAGCTTTTCCTTATAAACTTAAAGGAGAAATAGTTAATTACAAATATAGAACTGCAAATAAAGAATTTAGACAAGAAGCTAATTCAAGAAGAACATTATTTAATATTGATTCTATAAAAGAAAATGAAAAGCAAATTATATTTGTAGAAGGAGAAATGGATGTCCTAGCTTTAACTGAGTGTGGTATTTCTCATGTAGTTAGCTTGCCAGATGGAGCACCTCAAGAAGCAAAATTTAAAGAAGATGATAAAAGATTTGATGCTTTAAAAGAATGTGCAGAAGATTTAAGCAAGATAGAAAAAATTATTATAGCAGTAGATATGGATAGACAAGGACAAGCATTAGCTCAAGAGCTTGCTCATAGATTTGGCAAAGATAGATGTTATCTAGTAGATTGGGGTGGAGATTATAAAGATGCTAATGATGCTTTAATAGGTGAAGATGATGGATATGTTCAGAGAGCAATAATAAAAGCAAAACCTTATCCTATAGACGGATTATATAAAGTAGAAGATTATAGCTCAGAAGTAATGAATTTATATAAAGGATTAGAAGAAAGACCATTAAGCACAGGATTTACTGCTTTAGATTCTATTTATAAACTTATGACAGGAACTTTCTCAGTAGTAACAGGAATACCTAATCATGGTAAATCTAATTTTTTAGACCAGATTTTAATTAATGCAAGTAAACTGCATAATTGGAAATTTGCTATATTTTCTCCAGAGCATTCAACACCTAGACATCTTTCTAGATTAGCAGAAACTTATGTAGGCAAGCCTTTTTCTGAAGGCCCTACTAGAAGAATGCACGAAACAGAATTAAATGACTCACTTAAATATCTGAATGACCATTTTTTCTTTTTAGAAAGTGGAGAAGAAAGACCAACTATAGAATGGGTATTAGAGAAAGCTAGAATAGCTTGCATTAGAAATAGAATAAATGGATTAGTAATAGACCCATATAATGAAGTAGATGTTAATAATAGAGGAAGCAAAAGAGAAGATGAACACATTAGAGATATTATTGCTCAATGCAAAAGATTTGCTAAAACACATGATGTTTGTATATGGGTAGTAGCTCACCCTGCTAAAATGCAAAGGAATAATGATGGAACTTATCCTGTTCCTAGTATGTATGATATATCTGGTTCAGCACATTGGCATAATATGGCAGATATAGGAATATGTGTTCATAGAAACTTTGAAGAAGATAAAACTGTTATTTATCTCAAAAAAGTTAGAGAGCAAGGATTATATGGAGAGATTGGTGAAGCATTATTTACTTACAATATTGAAACTAAAAATTATTCAGAAGTAAGAGAAGAACCTAAAACTACTCAATATTGGAATGATTAGACCCAAGGTTTTTTTGTACCACCATAGTAAGAACGAGCATGTCCTTCTTCTATCATTCTATCGCAGACATTAATTTTTCCGTATTGTGGATGGTCAACTTCTGGTTCTCCAAGTATCCTGCCAAATTTTCCTTTACCATCTTTATGAGTAATAATAGTAAATTGTGAAACACTTAATAATTCTATAAGTCTAGCTTTTGAAGCAAGTCCTAATTCTTTTTCGGCTAAATTACGAGTTCTGCTTTCTGGGGTATCAATACCCATTAAACGTACTCTTTGCTTACGAAGCCAAACACCAAAACCTAAATCTACGTCAATATCAATAGTATCGCCATCAACTACTCGCAATAATGTTGCTTTATACCTATATTCCATTATTTTTTCCTTGTTAATGTGTTTTGTATAAGATTTACCTGATAATCTTCGAACAATCCATTTTTTTTTAAATAAACCATCATACGTATTTGATATTCTCTTGATTTAGAAATTTTTGTTTTGCCACTTACATATCTTCTAAAGTGTTGAGGAGTAATACCAAGATGTTCAGCAAAACGAGTTTGCCAACCTTGTTTGAACAAGTAATATCCTGTTTCTTTTAATTCCTCAACATTCATCATAGTATTTAAGCTGTTAATACATTCCATTGTCTTTGTGGTATGTTTAACAATCTTCCTCCTAATCTTTCTAAATGTATAGCTCTTTGAACATTAGAAAGTTCTCTTGCTGTTGCAGTAATAGCTTGTATTAAGCCATATTGCGTAAAATCAGAGCTTATTTCAAGGTTTTCTTTTATTTGCTCTTCTTCTTTTATTGATGTGTTAAACTCTCTACGCAAATATTTATAATCAATATTTTTAAATTTTCTTTTTGTTGTTTCTTTAAGAGAGTCTAAATTAGATTTAAATTTAACTTCATCTTGTAAATTAATAATCATATCGCAAATATCAGAAGTTAATTTTTCTGGCAATTCATAATCATTTACTTTTTCTTCAGAAGAATATTTAGAAAGAGTAATAGGTTTACCAATATGGTATTTGCTATTAATTGATGATACATCTGGTAACATCATTCCATTATCGCATACTAATCTGTAAATTAAACTTGTTGCAGTAATAGAAGAAAAACCTAGCTCAGAGTTTCTAAGAACTAATCCACCTGTAACAACATCTCCTTTTTTTACTTCACCTTCTAATTTAGGAAATTTAATTTTAACATTAGTTATCTCATCATTATGATAACAACTCATAACTTCAAAATCATCAATGATATACTGTAAATCATAGAATAGTTCGTTATTATCCATAATTTTATATCTGTTTGAAAGTAATCCTCTTGCTATTAATGTTTCACTATTCCAACTTAAAAAACTTTTACTTTTAGTATCACTTTTGACATAGCTTCTTAATAATACTTGTTTATTTTTTGGAAAAGAGTTTAACCAATGATTTACATTTAACTGTAAAAGCCTTTTAGAGCTTTTAAGCATTTTTCTATAATAAGGCATTGGTATATCCAATCTTTGAGCAAGATGCGTATGAAAGGTATCTGTTGCTATAAATAAATCTCCATTTATATAAACATTGCTTTCTGTTTTGCCTAAAGAAATGGAATTTAGAGGAACAACTAAATCATTCCTTTGACTTGCATTTTTTTTGATTTCACTAATAAAATCTTTATACTTGTAATACATAATAATTCCTTTCTTGCGTTTTAATTGAGGTTAAGTTATATTTATATTAGCATATAATATGCTATCTTAGCAATTAGGTTTTATCATTGGAGCAATCATGTCAATATCTGAAATTCAACAAATTAATACAGAAACTTTAAAACCTTATGAAACTAACTCAAGAATGCATGGTGAGGAGCAACTTGGACAAATAGAGAAATCAATAAAAGAGTTTGGTTTTACTATACCTATTTTGATAGATGATAAAAATACAATCTTAGCAGGACATGGTCGTTGGAATGTTGCAAAAAGAATGGGATTAGACCAAGTGCCATGTATGGTTGTATCGCATTTAAATGATACACAGAAGCGAGCTTATGTAATTGCTGATAATAAGATAGCAGAAAATTCTGAATGGAATTTTGATGTATATATGGCAGAAATAAAAAAGTTAGATGAGTTAGATTTTGACTTATCAACCATAGGATTAGATATAGATGTCTCATTACAAGACTTCGCTCCCCAATCTATATCTAACCTTGAGGTTAATCCTACTACAGATAAAGATATGGAACGAGCACAAAATAATTTAGACAAAACTATGCAAAATATACAAAGTGATAATTCAGATGAGGGTACTGAAGTTATTTGTCCTCATTGTCATGAATCTTTTAAGTTTACAGGTGGATAGTGAGAATAATTATAAAAGCAGTAAGAGAAAGAAAAGATTTTATTGATTATCTTAAAAAAAATTTACCTAATGCTGAATGGTGTTATGACGAAAAAAAAGATGCTATGGACACTTTTCTTAGGTCTTTAGATTTAGCGAAAAATGATGCTTGTATTCATATGGAAGAGGATATTTTGCTTACAAAAAATTTTGAAAATAAAATTAAAAAAGTAATTACACAAAAACCTTTCAACTTTATACAATTTTTTTCAATGAGAAAAGCAGATACAGAAATTGGCAGTAGGTGGGATAATAATTTTTTAATGAATCAATGTTTTTATGCACCGCCAAATTATAGTAAATTAATGTTAAGCTATTATCCTTTATGGGCAAAAGAAAAATTAGAAAATCACCCTAATGGTACTGATTTAATGGTATGTGATTGGTTAAAAAGTAGAAAAGAAAAATATTGGATAAGTGTACCTTCTTTAGTGCAACACAGAGTTTCAGTAAGCATGATAGATAAAAGAAGAGGTAGCACAAATAGACAAAGCAAAACTTTTGTAGACGAGATATAAAATGGACGTTACTTGGCAATATGAATTAAAAGATACACAAAGAAGCAATCCTGTTGTTTATAATACTGATATTGTCTTGCCTACAATAATTCCAATACCTTCAGATAAAGATTTATCTTTAATTTTTAAAACAGATAGTTTTAGTTTACAGACATGGAGTAGAGCTGTTGATAAAAAAGGTAAAACTATTTTAACTAATAATGCTCATTGGATAGGAGTAAGAGGGCAGACTCCATTACATTATGACCCAAAATATCCAAGATATTCACATCATTTAAAAATAAGAGTAGATGAAGGTATATCAGTTAGAGGATTATCAAAAGAAGAATTAATTTTAAAAAGAGGAGTATTTTATATATTAGATACTCATAGTCCACATCAAGTATTATCAAAAAATAAAAATGCTTATAATATTGCAGTTTCTATAGATTCGCATGAAGTAATTAATCCACAAAAAGCAATATCACAATGTATAGATTTTGCATTGCGTAAAACAGTATATGATGATTTGAAATGAAAATTTATTTAAATAAAAATGTTTATGATTCAGCTATAGAGAGAATAAATTTTATATTTGATGAGTTTAAAAATGTTATTGTTTCTTTTTCTGGAGGAAAAGATAGTACAGTAATTTTAAATCTAGCATTAGAAGTAGCAAGGAAGAAAAAAAGATTACCTTTAAAAGTCCTTTTCCTAGACCAAGAAGCAGAGTGGCAGAGTGTTATAGATTATACCAAGCAAGTTATGTATTCAGAAGAAATAGAGCCTTTATGGTATCAAGTACCAATTAAATTATTTAATGCAACTTCAATGGATAACCCATGGTTAATGTGTTGGGAAGAAGGAGGAGATTGGATGCGTAATAAAGACCCTATAGCAATCAAAGAAAATACTTATGGTACTGATAGATTCCATGCATCGTTTCCTAAAATTTTAGAAGAGAGGTATCCTAATGAATCAGCAGTTTATTTAGTAGGAATGAGATGTGAAGAAAGTACCGCTAGAGTGGCCGCATTAACAAATCAATTAACTTATAAAGATGTAACATGGGGTAGGAGATATACAGAAAAAAAGAAATTTGATAAGCAAGGTTTTGCTCATTATTCATTTTCTCCTTTATATGATTGGACAACATCAGATGTTTGGAAAGCTATACATAATAATAATTGGGAGTATTGTACTCATTATGACACATTGTATCAGCATGGTATAAGTCCAATGAGAATGAGAGTGTCAAATTTGCATCATGAAACAGCAGTCCATGCTTTATTCTTTTTGCATGAAGTAGAACCAAATACTTGGATAAAGCTAACATCAAGATTAAAAGGCATAAATCAAACAAAGCATTTATCTCAAGATGAAATGTTTAGAGTTAAAACTCTTCCGTATATGTTTAAAGATTGGAAAGAATATAGAGATTACTTATTAGAGAAATTAATTACTATACCAGAGCACCAAGATAAATTTAAAAAAAGATTTTTAAAAAATGATGTTGAATATCGTTCAATGAAAAACATAAAAGATTTATATAAAAAACAAATCATATCAATTTTATGTAATGACCATGAATTTGTTAGATTAGAAAACTTTACTAGACACAATACTAATATGATTGCATTTAGAAAAACTATGGCAGGCAAATCTCATGTTAGTCATGCTCAATGGAATAGATATATATGGAGTAAAGATGATGTATGACGACCAACCAATAAGCAAAGTTTTATGGGTAGATGTAAATGAAATAGAAGCTAATAATTATAACCCTAATTCAGTAGCAAAAGCAGAGATGCGTTTATTATATACTTCAATATTGCAAGATGGTTATACGCAACCTGTAGTAACAATTTATGATGAAAAAGTGAAAAAATATATTATCATAGATGGGTTTCATAGATATTCTGTTTTAAAAGGCAATAAAGATATATCAGCAAGAACAGATAATAAATTGCCAATAGTAGTATTAAATAAAAATATGTCAGAAAGAATGGCATCAACTGTAAGACATAATAGAGCAAGAGGTAAACACTCTGTATCTGGAATGTCTAATCTAGTATTTAGTATGTTAGATGAAGGTTGTTCAGATGAAAAGATATGTCAAGAGTTAGGAATGGAACCAGATGAATTGTTAAGGTTAAAGCATATAACAGGATTCTCAAAACTGTTTGAAAATGCAGATTATAAGAAGTCTTGGAAATCTAAGCAACAAATTTTATATGAGAAAGAGTATAAAAACAAGGCATAGTAACATAGCAGAGGTGTCGTTAAAGGCTACTCAGAGGCGATTTATGACCGATTAATTTACTCAAAATCTGTATTTCTATCCCATTTATCAGAAATACCATCATTATCGTTATCTCTATCCCATTTATCTTTTATACCATCATTGTCCATATCTCTGTCCCATTTATTCTTAATACCATCATTGTCCCAATCATCATCATACTTATCTCGTATTCCGTCATTATCTCTATCTCTATCGTATTTGTCTGGAATATTATCTGCGATAGCTAGGGAACAATTCATTAAAATAATCATCAGAATGTTTACGACTATTTTTTTCAGCATTGTTTAAATACTCCAAGTTAAGTTTAAAATCTTTATAGCCTTGTTCTATAGTTTTTAAATAACTTATGCTAGGCATATACTCATAGCTTTCGTCATTCATAATATAAAACATAGCAGTAACTCTTTTATCGTTTTGTTTTAATGAAATGTATTCTTTTCGATAAAGAGTAGGATAACCTTCATATCTATCTAAAGCTATTTCACATTGTTTAGTTATCTTCCAAACTCCAATAGGTACTTTATTGCCTTCTGATTTAGTAATGTCAGCAACTCTTCTAAAGACTAATCTATAATTAGGCATATAGAATGTTCCAGAAGGTTTAGCATAAGGACATCTTATTTTCATTTGTTTTATATTTAAGTTACTTCCATAAGCGAGGTATAGCATTGTCTAAGCTCCTTGTAATTGTGCAGTTCTCATTCTGAAAAATTCTTGAACATAATGAGGTATTCCTGCATATAATGATTCGTCTGCATCTGCACTATTAGTGTTTGGAAAGTTTTGTTCTATGAAAGCATTAAATCTATCTTTATTTAACTGTCCAAATTTATTTTCTTTAATTGTTGTATATAAAGAAATTAAAAATTCGCAAGTAACTTTATGGCTTGCTCCTTCTCCGTCAACTAAAATCCAATCTTTATTATTCCAAAATAATCTACCTCCTAAAGAAGCAACTTGTTCTCTTATGTGAGGAAATTGAACATTCTTTTTTCTAGGTTTATAATTATGAGAAATTTTTATAGCTTGTTTTATCTTTATAGATTGAGCTACAAAATACTGTAAGAATTCAATCCAATTAGCAATCTTATTATAATCTGTAGTTCCAGAATGATGTCTGAATTCTATAGTTTTATGTCTAGAGTAAGCATAAGCAACATTTACTTTACAAGCTCTTCTCATTTGTTGTCTAGCATTTGCTTCAATAGTATTTAATTCTTTTAACATTCTCATTTTCCAAGATGAATCAATACTTGAACACCATTGATAGTTTCCTCTTCTGCTAGGTGGCATAAAATTATCTATTGTAGTTTCATTATCTCTATATCTTTTTACTATCCAATAAATATCTGTACCATCTAAATCATGAGCATCTAAATGAACATGCAATCCACAACTTCTGTTTGTCATTTCCATATCAGAATTTCTTTTTGATTCATGTAAGATATTTAAAACTTTTTTAACTTCTGCTAATCCTGCTTCACCAGATAAAGGAGGTGATACTAATTCATATCCTCCTCTTACTGTAGCATCAGTAACTATCTTCCAATGATTAGTAGTTCTATGAGTATAGCCTTCATACTCAACATCTATATTTGCAGTTCTTAGATTACTAATTAAAGTATTTCTATCTGCATTTACAAATTCTATTTCGATTCCAAATTTTCTATTTATCATTTTATTATCCTTTATTATTAAATCCATTAATTAACTTATGTATATTAGTATAAGCATTTATATACATAAGTCAACAACAAAAAACAAAAAAAAGAAAAATAATTGAAAATAAAGCAATAATAGGTTACATATGTGTCATGTCTGATAATAAAAATAAACCAAAACCTATAGATGCTACTCTAAAAGAAGAATTAAGAGAGTTATATGTTCAAGGTATTCAAGATATAAATGGTAATAGACAATATCCTTCTATTGAACAATTAGCTAAAGACCACAATGTAGCAAAGGTAACTTTATTTAGAAAATCCTCTTCAGAAGATTGGAAAGGACAAAGAGCTTTATTTGAACAAAGATTAGCAAAAGAGAAAGATGCACAAAGAGTACAGAACTTAGTAAAAGAATCTGTAGAGTTTGATAGTCGTAATTTAAATATTGCAAAAGCTATGCAAGGACAAGTAACACATCTTATTAGATTAGCCGCTCAAGAAATACAAGAAAACGAACTAAGACGACCATTTTCTCCTGTTGCATTAGAAAGATTAGCAGGAGCAGTTATGTCAATTCAAAAGATAGGAAGATTAGCTTTAGGCGAAACAACGGAGAATACACAAATAAATGGAACCATTAGTCAAGAATCAGCGATTAGAACAGTTCACGAATTCATTGATGAGCTTACCGAACTCAAACGCAAAGGAAGCCGAACTCTCAATTAAATGGTTACAAACTGCTAGAGATAAACAAATAGCACCTATGGGAAATTGGAATATCTGGTTAATTTTAGCAGGAAGAGGTTGGGGAAAGACTAGAACAGGGGCTCAGGATATAGTTTCTTATGCTTGTAAAAATAAAAATGTTAGATGTGCAGTAGTAGCACCTACTTTTGGAGATTTAAGAAGAGTTTGTTTTGAAGGCTCAAGCGGTATTGTATCTTTACTATCAGAAGAACTTTATGCTAATGGAAAAAAGAAAAGTGGGTATAATAGAAGTGCTGTTGAAATACAATTATTTAATGGGAGTTTAATAACAGGATATGCGGCAAGCGAACCAGATAGAATGAGAGGACCACAATATCATAGAGCTTGGTGCGACGAATTAGCGGCTTGGAGATACAGTGATGCTTGGGACCAATTACAATTTGGAATGAGATTAGGAAAAAATCCACAAACTGTAGTAACAACAACTCCTAGACCTACACCACTTATAAGATTATTACATGATAGAAAAGATTGTGTTTTAACAACAGGCAGTACATTCGAAAATGAAGCTAATCTTGCAGAATCAGCATTAGATTTATTTAGAGAAAGATATGAAGGAACTAGATTAGGTAGACAAGAGCTTTATGCAGAGATATTAGATGAGATAGAGGGTGCTTTATGGACATACAGCATGATTGAAGAAAGCCGAGTTAGAGAGATGCCAGAAATGAAAAGAGTAGTAGTAGGAGTAGACCCTGCTGTTACAAATAATGAAGCAAGCGACGAAACAGGAATAGTGGTATGTGGTTTAGGACTTGACGATAGGTATTATATAATAGATGATGTATCTGGAAAAATGAGTGCAGATGCTTGGGCTAAAACTGCCATTAATGCGTATTATGAACACAAAGCGTCAAGAATTATAGCAGAAGTAAATAACGGAGGCGACTTAGTGGAACGGCTTATACGAACAATAGATAAAAATATTCCTTATATGAAAGTACACGCAAGCAGAGGAAAGATTATCAGAGCAGAGCCGATTTCAGCTTTATATGAACAAAAACGAGTATCTCATGTTGGTACATTTACTAAATTGGAAGACCAGATGTGTAGTTTTACAGGTCAAGCAGGAAGTTCTCCTGATAGACTTGATGCTATGGTTTGGGCTATGACAGAATTAAGTAAATCAAGCATGACTGCACAATGGAGGATAAGCTAATGGGTTTTAAAGACGCATGGAAAGCATTATTAAATCAACCTAATCAAAATAAAGGTTATGGTTCAGGAGCAACAGTATCATATCATCAAACAGGATATAGTAATCCAACTTCAAGAGATGGTTACTCAGATTTAGCAAGAGATGGTTATACAGAAAATGCAATAGTTTATAGATGTATAAATGAAATTGCAAATGGAGCGGCCGCAGTTCCTTTTAAATTAATGCGTGGCGAACAACCAATAGAAGATAGTCCTTTATTAGATTTACTACAAAGACCAAATCCTACTATGTCGCAGAGTGAGTATTTTCAAAAGATGATTAGTTATTTATTAATATCAGGTAATAGTTATATGTTAAGAGTAGGCACAGATAATGGTATGCCTACAGAATTATATTGCTTAAGACCAGATAGAATAGAAATAAAAACAAATAAAAATGGATTCATGCCTTTAGCTTATCATTATGTAGTAGATGGTATTGTTAAATCTAAATATGAAATTGACCAAATAACAGGGCAATCAGAAGTAAAACAAATAAAATTATTTAATCCTGTAGATGATTATTTAGGACAAAGCCCAATCATGCCTGCGGCAGGAGATATAGACCAACATAATTTAGGAGGTAAACATAATACTCACTTATTAATTAATGGAGCAAGACCAAGTGGTGCAGTAGTATATAAACCTAGAGATGAAGTAGGAGCAATGACAATGCTTACTGATTCCCAAAGAGAACAATTAAAACAAGACTTAGCGGCAAGATTTAATGGAACTAATAATACAGGGCGTACTATGATATTAGAAGGTGATTTTGATTATAAAGAAATGGGATTATCACCTAAAGATATGGATTTTGCTAATATGAAATCTATGTCAGCTAAAGATATTGCTTTAGTGTTTGGTGTTCCTGCTCAACTAATTGGAGCTTCAGATACTCAAACATATAATAATATGGCAGAAGCTAGATTAGCTTTATATGAAGAAACTATTATTCCTTTATTAAGACATATAGAATCTGATTTAAATGAATGGTTAGTACCTATGTTTGGTGAAGATTTAACTTTACAATATGATATTGATAGCATTCCTGCAATTTCAGAAAGAAGAAGATTAGTAACAGATAATATACTAAGAGCAGTTAATGAAGGAGTATTGACAAGGAATGAAGCTAGAGAAAGATTAGGATTAGAACCTATTTCTGGTGGTGATGAAGTTTATATACCTTCAAATCTATTTCCACTTGGAAGCCCTGTTCCTAATCCACCACAACCTCAAGATGAAGATGATGCAGAAAAAATATATGAAGAGGTATATGGTGAAAAAAAAAATCTAAAAGCAATGGAGCTACATGAAAATAGAGAGCAGGCAGAAACAAGAGCAAGCCAAATTGGTTGTGTAGGCAGTCATACTCATGTAGTTAATGGTGTTACTTATTATATGCCTTGCAAAGACCATGAAGAATATCATCAAATAACTAGCTTAGAACCTAAAGAAATAAATCTAAAACCTACAGAAGAAATGGCTAAAGAAGCTCAGAGGGGTATTGATTGGAGAGAAAAATTTAATAGAGGTGGTACTAGCATTGGAGCAGGAAGAGCAAGACAACTAATAGCTAGAGAAAATTTATCAGCAGATACAGTTAAAAGAATGAAATCATTTTTTGCTAGGCATGAAGTAGATAAAAGAGCAGAAGGCTTTAGGCAAGGAGAGAAGGGTTATCCATCAGCAGGTAGAATAGCTTGGGCTCTATGGGGTGGAGATGCAGGTTTTGCTTGGAGTAAACGCAAAGTAGATGAGATTAATAAAGACGACAAATTATTAGATAATGATATAGAATTAAAAAAATTATCAGAAAAAGTAAGAACAGCATTAAAAAACAAAGTAAAAGACCATAATGATAAGCATGGAGAAAAGAAAGGCAAAAAAGTTACTCTAGGAATGTTAGAGAAAGTTTTTGTTAGAGGAGTAGGTGCTTACAGAACAAATCCTCAAAGTGTAAGACCTAATGTTACAGGTCCAGACCAATGGGCTTTTGCTAGAGTTAATGCTTTTTTATATGCAGTAAGAGCAGGTAGATTTAGAGGAGGTAAATTTGATACAGACTTACTTCCAGAAGGACACCCTATGAGGTCTAAAGATTAATGCAGTTAGCTTATAAGCGAGCAAGAAAAAGAATTAATGCTAGGCGAGAAGCTCAAGCACAAGATAGAATTCGATTAGGATTTGAAAGAAGTTTAACTAGAAAATTTATCAATTATTTCAATAGCTTATCAAAAGGAGCATCAAAAGCTCTAACTGAAACAGGAACTATGGGTTTTGATGTTTATATGGCAGAAACAAGACCAAAAGTTGCTAGAGTATTAGAACCTCATTGGTATGATGTTATAAAAACTTTTAGTGATAGAGCAGAAAATTATATATTAAGAAAAGAATTATATAATGGTTTTTATCAAGAGCTACTTGAAAAATTTATAATGAGAGTAGGAGCTAATCATATTTCAGATATAGATGATACAAGCCGTAAGCAATTAAGAAGAGTATTATTAAATGGACAGAAAGATGGATTGCCACTTCCACAAATAGCTAGAAATATAGAAGATAGATATTCACCTAAGTTTTCCAGAAGCAGGTCAGCAACTATAGCAAGAACAGAAACACATAGTGCCGCATCATTTGCAAATCATCAAGTAGGTATGCACTATGCAAGAACACAACCAGATATTAAAAAGCAATGGATTGCAAGTAATGATGATAGAACAAGAGAAGCTCATAGAATTGCTAATGGACAAATAGTTTCAATGGATGAACCATTTATAGTAGGTGGTAGAGCAATGGAATATACAGGCGACCCAAATGGTGGTGCCGCTAATATTATAAATTGCAGATGTGCAGTAATTTATATTGAACCAGATACAGATGTATTTGATGATAGACCACCACCAATTACTCCACCACCATTGCCTAATCCTGCACCTATAATAGATAAACCTCCTTTAAATATAGCATCATTAGCTTCAGTTGTTAGTGTCAGGAGAAAATCAGGAGAACTAAGAGGTAAAACAGATAAAGAAATTGCTGATATGTATGATAAAAAATTAAAATCAGAATTAACTCCTACTACAGAAAAAGTTTTTAATAATACTCCATTACCAAAACTTGTTACAGCAGAAGGAACAAAAGGATATTATAGACCAAGTGAAAATAAAGTAGTTTCGACATTATCAGGAAAAACTTTAGCACATGAGTATGGACATCATATTGATTACGCTACTTCTAAAAGCAAAGTACCTTTTACTGCTTGGAGTGAATCAAATGAAGAATTTATAAACGCATTTCGTTTAGATAAAAGAAATTTACCTTTAAGTGATGATAAATTATCTGGTTGGAAAAGTTTATTATTCACAACAGAAAAAGGAACTAGAACTTCAAGAACAGGAAGCACAATACATTTTACAAGACAAGTAACTAAGAGTGAAGGATATGCAAATGTTTCTGATATTATAGATGCTTTATCAAATGGAAAGTTTTATACTAATTTTTATGCTCATGGTCATGGAAAAAGTTACTACAGAAGAGCAGGAGCAAAAGAAAAAGAAACTTTTGC